GTTCCAGTCTGGTGAGTACGATTTTTATTTTAGAGGTGACGATATTGGTCTTGATACCATTGGTGATTTGGTTACTACCGCAGAACTAAACGGTATTGTTGAGCGCACTGGTGCCTGGTATATACTTCCTGATGGCACAAAGGTGCAGGGTAAGGAAGCGTTTGTTAATCGTGTAAGAGAGGATCTTGACTTGCAAGAATCAATCAAGGCTAAACTAAATGCCTAGTTTTACTGTATACCACGGCAAATTTACATGCCATACATGCAAGGCTGAAGTTGGAACTTTAAGGCTTTATGCTGAAACAAAAGAAATGACCTGGATGTGTAGGGATAAGCACCTAAGTAAGGTATACCTTGGCAAAAGAAAGAAGAGCGATTTTGACGGAGAAGAGTGAGTCCAAAAGAATAGGTGCAAAACAGCACAAGAATTCTGGCCGTAACACCCAAAAAGGCGATGCCTCTTGGAAAAACTTTGTCGTGGATTTTAAAGAAGTTGGCAAGTCTTTCACATTAAATAAAGAGGTATGGGCAAAGGCTACCACAGATGCAATGAAAAATGGAAAAGACCCAGCCATAGTGGTAGTAATTGGCGAAGGCAATGCTAAGGTTAGGCTTGCTATAATTGAGATGAGTCTTTTAGAGCAGATTTTAGAGAATGGTGTATAATAGGATTATGAACACAGGATATGAACCAAAACTAAAAGTAGTTCCACGCATCATAAAAAACTTCTTTACTGAAGAAGAAGTAGAAGTATTGCTTGCAATAGTAAATTATCAAAAAAAGGCTAAAGATTTAGACGAGTTCTTTGCTCCACTAGTTCTACCAAGCATGGCCAGAATGCAAATAGAGGTTATGTATCCAGAACATATACGTAGAAAACTTGAAAAGTTTGCTTCAGAAACAGTTGGAGAAGACGTATATATGTATCACAACAGTTATCTAAGTTACAGTCTAGAGCATAATCCAGATGCTAATCCAAAGTTGCCAGTTCATTATGACTCAGACAACTACTTTACTAAACTTACAATGGACTATCAGTTAGGTGCAAATATTGATTGGCCTATAGTCATTGAAAATGAAAGTTTTAATCTTCAATACGGAGATCTTCTTATATTCTGGGGTGCAGGTCAAGCACACTGGAGAGAGCCAGTACGCTTTAAAGAAGGCGATTTCACTGACGTTTTAACAATGCACTTTTCAAAAAAGAAAGACTTTGAAGAGTTGAACCTTGCTGCCAGATCACCAGAAGCCAGAAAGCAAAGACTTGAGTCCTGGAGAAAAGATCCAGTCTTTATGAAGTATATAGAAGAGTTTGACAAAAAAGAACAAAGTCTTTTCCAATAACTTATTAATGTATTTTAAAATAATTAAATCAATAACTATCTGATAGGATAAATAAATGCAAAACGAAAACACAACTATAGAAATGGTAAATGGCTTGGCTGAGATTGCAGACTACATGCAAGACGAAGAACTAACAACCGCTCTGACATTTATCGCTAAGATTATTGTTAAGCCAGATATTCCGCTCAATGTGGCGACGGTAGAAATAGTAAGACTTCAGGCAATTGCAGCAAAGATGGCTTTTAAGGCTACCTGGATGGCCAATGTTGATAAGTCAGATCGTGGCAAGAAAAACCTTTATTACACGGCTGCAGAGTCCATCAATAATCTTGTATCTGCATTAAAGTACATAACTCGATAATCTGCTATACTTATACTAATAGAAACGAGAAACGAATGACAAAAAATTTACTACATACTGTTATGATTAAGCCAGAAGAAAAGCCAGTTCATCCTATGGACATTGCTGGCCTTGAGGCAAAGATTAAAGAGGGGTACACGATTACTCGTGTAGACAAGCACACAACAAAGAAAACTTTTGCTCCATCTACAATTGCATATGGACATGGAGAGTGTGCAAGATATTGGTACCTTGCTTTTGATGGACAGATGTTTGAGGATAATGCAGATGCTTATGCTGCAGCAAATATGACTGCTGGAACTCTGTCTCACGCAAGAATTCAAAATGCAATGATGAATGCTGGAATTGTAAAGGTTTATCGTGATGAAAACAATGAGCCTACTACAGAGTTTAAGATCAAACACGATGACCCTCCTATCTTTGGGTACGGAGATGTTATGTTTGATTGGCAGGGAGAAGAACTCATTGGTGAAATTAAAACAATGATGAATGAGGGATTCGAGTATAGAAAAGCATCAGGTAAGGCTAAGACTGGCCACCTAATGCAGTTGCTTATATATATGAAAATTCTAAAGAGACCAAAGGGCGTAATGATTTATGAAAACAAAAACAATCATGAACTTCTTTTGATCCCTGTAGATGTAAACGATCATTACCGTCGGTGGGTAGACCAGGCATTTGATTGGATGAGAACAGTTAGAAAGGCATGGGAAGATAAAACCCTGCCAACTAAAAACTATAGATCAAACTCCAAGATATGCAAGTCATGCCCAATTAAAAAAGCATGTGAGTCTGCAGGTACAGGCGTAGTAAAAATAGCGCCTCTGGAGATTCTCGGTGAACAATTGTAGATGCTGCGATAATCAGTTTGAACCAACAGTATCTTATCAAATATACTGCTCATCAAACTGTAGAGATATTGCAACAAAAGAAAAAATTGCAGCAAGATATCTGCAATCAAAAAGACAAAAAAGAAAGGGCAAGACAAGGCTTTGCAAGTCTTGTTCTCTGCCTCTTTCAATATATAATGATGATGCAGTTTGCTCATCTTGTAGTGTAAATCCTGATGCAGTTAGCAAAGCAATAAAAGAAATAAAGGGTAGGATTAATGGTAAAAAATAAGTGGGGGCTTGAGTTAAAGCCAGAACGTATTTGTGCTATTGATGCTAGTACCAATAGTCTTGCTTTTGCATTGTTTGATGGAGAAAATCTTGACAAGGTGGGCAAGATTTATTTTGAAGGAAATAATATTTATGAAAAGGTTATGGATGCTGGAAAAAAAGTTAAGGCATTCTTTGACTACTGCGGTGGCTTTGAGGCAATAGTAATTGAACACACAGTGTTCATGAACAGTCCAAAGACTGCTGCTGATCTTGCACTAGTCCAGGGAGCAATCCTTGGTGCAGCAGGTCAGTCTGGCACAAAGGTAATAGGAAAGGTATCTCCTATCACTTGGCAAAATTTTATAGGCAACAAGAAAATATCAAAAGATGAACAACTACTTATTCGTTCTCAAATTCCTGGAAAGTCTGAGTCTTACTACAAGGCTCATGAAAGGATGCTACGCAAAGAACGAACAATAAACTTTATTAATATTAACTATGATAAAAATATTGACGATAACGATGTTGCAGATGCCTGTGGTATTGGTCATTGGGCATTAAAAAACTGGGGTAAAGCAATAGGGGTTGACAAATAAAGACATGGCTGCTAAACTATATACAAGTGAAACATTTATGCGTAAGAGATATCTTATGGATAAGAAGACACCAGAAGAAATTGCAAAGGAATGTGGATGCTCTTTAGAGACTGTCTATGTATACCTTGCTAAATTTGGATTAAGGAAGTCAAAGAGATGAAAAAAATTAAGTACATTCTTTTTATTATATCTTTAGTTGCAGCAGTTGGTATTTCTTATGCCACGGCAACTTTAAGAAACATGCCAGAGTATTTCGATTGGGAAGATGATGAAGAATAATCTAAACATAACAGTAGACCAAGTTAATAATCCACTACACTATACATCAGATCCTTCTGGAATTGAGTGCATTGAGATTACCAGACATCGCAATTTTAACATTGGTAATGCCTTTAAGTATCTGTGGAGAGCAGGACTTAAGGACGAATCAAAAACAATTCAGGATTTAGAGAAAGCAATTTTCTACATTAAGGATGAAATAAATCGACTAGAGGGAAAGTATGTCAACTGAAGATGATTTAGTTAAGCATCTAGACCAAGTAAATCTTGTTGTTGAGGAATATCTAAAGGGCAATGACCCAACAGTCATTTCAAAAGAATTAGATATACCAAGAACAAGGGTTGTTGCATTAATTAATGAGTGGAAAAATATGGCATCTGACAATGCCGTTATTCGTGCCCGTGCTAAAGAAGCGCTTGTGGGAGCAGATCAACATTACAGCAAACTAATTTCTAAATCATATGAGGTTATTGATGAAGCGTCTATGACTAACAATCTTAGTGCAAAGACTGCTGCAATTAAACTTGTTATGGATATTGAATCTAAAAGAATTGACATGCTACAAAAGGCTGGACTGCTTGAGAACAAAGAACTTGCTGAAGAAATGATTGAGATTGAGCGTCGTCAAGAAGTTCTTGTAGGAATATTAAAAGACATAGCATCAGAATATCCACAGGTTCGTGATGAGATTATGCGTAGACTATCTTCATTTGCAAAAGAAAATGAGGTGATTACAGTTGTCCACGATGTTCAATGATTTTCTTGAAGCACTTCAGTCTGATCATTTTGAAGAAACCCCAGTAGATGCAAGAACATTTGTTGAGGGTGAGCAGTACCTTGGACAACCACCACTTTCAGACATCCAGTACGATATTGTTGAGGCAATGAGTCAGATCTATCGTAAAGAAGATTTGATTAACATTATGGGTGAAGAAAAGGGGACTCAGTACTATAACAAGTACACAAAAAACGAAATTATCTTGCAACTTGGCAAGGGATCTGGAAAAGACTTCACATCAACCGTAGCATGCTCCTACATTGTATACAAACTTCTATGCCTAAAAGACCCAGCAAAATATTTTGGTAAGCCCTCTGGAGATGCTATCGATCTAATCAATGTTGCTATTAACGCTCAGCAGGCTAAGAATGTTTTCTTTAAAGGTTTTAAAACAAAGATTGAAAAATCTCCTTGGTTTATTGGAAAGTACAATGCAAAGGCTGACTCAGTTGAGTTTGATAAATCAATTACGGTTTACTCTGGTCACTCAGAGCGTGAGTCTCATGAGGGTTTAAATCTGTTGCTTGCAGTTCTTGATGAGATTTCTGGATTTGCTTCTGAGATTGGAACAGGAAATGATCAGGGAAAGACTGCAGACAACATCTATAAGGCTTTCCGTGCATCAGTAGACTCTCGCTTCCCTGATCTTGGTAAGGTTGTTTTGCTTTCATTTCCAAGATATCCAGGCGACTTTATTTCAGAAAGATATGATTCTGTAATCGCAGAAAAAGAAGTTATTGAAAGAACACATGAGTTTATAATTAATCCATTGCTACCAGACTCTGACCAGGACAATAAGTTTGAAATTTCCTGGGACGAAGATCAGATTCTTTCATACAAATATCCAGGAGTATTCGCACTAAAGAGACCCACATGGGAAGTCAATCCAACACGAAAGATTGATGACTTTAAGATTGCATTTATGACAGATCTTGGAGATGCAATGATGCGCTTTGCGTGTGTTCCAACCTTCGCTTCAGATGCATTCTTTAAGCAGGCAGACAAAGTAAGATCTTGCATGACCCTAAGAAACCCTATTGATACATTTAAAAGATTTGATGAATCATTTAAGCCAGACCCAACAAAGAAGTACTACGTTCATGCTGACCTTGCACAAAAGCATGATAAGTGTGCAGTAGCAATTGCACATGTAGAAAAATGGGTAAACATTCAGGTAATTAACAATTATGAACAAGTGGCACCAATTGTAGTAGTAGATGCAGTAGCGTGGTGGGAGCCAAAGATAGAAGGCCCAGTCAATCTTTCAGAGGTTAAGCAATGGATCCAAAATCTTAGAAGAATGGGATTTGATATAGGTGTGGTCTCGTTTGACCGTTGGCAATCATTTGATATTCAAAATGAATTAAAGCAGGTTGGAATGAAAACTGATACTGTTTCTGTTGCTAAAAAGCATTATGAAGATATGGCTATGCTTGTATATGAAGAAAGACTTGCTATGCCAGCAATCGACTTATTGTTTGAAGAACTAACACAGTTAAAGATTATGAAAAATGATAGAGTTGACCACCCACGCAAAAAGTCAAAGGACTTAGCCGATGCTGTGTGTGGTGCAATTTTTGGGGCCATATCACATACCCCAAAAAATATAGACACTGAAGTAGAGGTTCATACTTTTAGGGACAGACCTAAGCAGGTTGACGAACTACCAGAGAATGTGATACACTATAACCCTAGCCAAATAGAAGAGATAAAAGACTATTTGGATAGATTAAAAACACTATAAAAATAAGGAGAAATACCGAATGAATTCATTCAAGAAAATCGCACTAGCCGTGGTTGCAGCCATGACTTTGGGCATGGTCGCAGTAGCACCTGCAAATGCTACAGTAATGACAGTGGCAGTATCGCTAGATGGAACAGCGAATACTACTAACGGTGTACTCGCTACACCTGCTACACTACCAGTCCCAGCAGACAACACAATCGATGCAGCAGATGCACTACGCTTTGTGGCAACAGTAGCAGCAGGAACATCAGTTACTGCAGTAGCAACTAACGCAACAATCGTATCTGCACTACACACATCAGCAGCACCAGTCGGAGCATCGTCAGGATCATCATCTTTGACAATTGCAACAGGCACTGGAACAACTGCAACATTCTTTGTCTACACCAAGACAACAGCAATTGGTACCGTTGTAATCAACAATGGCGGAACAACTCTTACATACTATGTACAGGGTACTGCTGGCAAGATTAACAACCTAACAGTTTCAGCACCTGCATCAGGCGCAGCAGGAACAAAGCAGGACATCACAGTTACAGCAACAGACGTATTTGGAAACAGAGTTTCTGGCAAGTCTCTTACTGCAACAGTATTCGCTGCAACAGCAGTACTAGACACAGCAACAGCAACAACTGGTGCTACACTAACAGACTTTGGAGTAGCAACCTTTAAGGCAACTCTTCCAACAACTGGTTCACGAGCACTTATCACATTTGCTCCAACAACATCGTCAGATGCAACTTCTGCAGATGTAGTTGGTTTGACTGCTCGCACTCTTGCACCATTTGCAGAGATTGCAGTTCGTGATCTTGTATCAGAACTTGCAGCACAGACTGCTGCAAAGACTGCTGCTGAAAATGCACTTGCAAATGCCGTAGCAAAGGCTGCAGCAGATGCTGCTGCTGCTAAGGTCGCTTCAGATGCTGCTCTTGCAGCAGAAAAGGCTGCTTCTGCAAAGGCTCTTGCTGATGCAAAGGCTGCTTCAGATGCAGCGCTCCTTGCTAAGGATGCACAAATCGCTAAGTTGACTGCTGATAATGCAGCAGCAATTAAGTCACTAAAGGATGCTTTCAACAAGTTGGCTCGCCAATGGAATGCAAAGAATCCAAAGGCTAGAGTTACACTAGTCAAGTAGTTTGAGTCCTGGTGGGCGAAAGCCCACCAGGGTTTACTATGAAGTCAATTTATTTTAATCATATACCAAGAACTGGCGGAACCACACTATCCAGAATGTTACACAACTCTGGAATCAATAGGTGTGGTTTAAGTATTTTTACTCCAGAAACATCTTTTAACCAAAACAAGGAATTTAATAAGACCAACATCTGCAAAAGCAATCTTGTTATGGGTCATTATGGTATTGCCCCATCAATATTTAATCCAGACATAGAGACCGTTACTTTTTTAAGAAATCCTATAGAACAAGTAGTTAGCATGTTTGCTAAGTTAAACTACGAAAGCCAAACCTCAGATCAGAATGCAACAATTTTTGAAGTGTTTAGGTTTAGTAAATTCAAGAATGATCCAGCAAACCTTTTTAGAGAATGGCTATATGATGAAAGATCGAAAGAGTATACAAATAATGGACAAATATACAATCTAGTTAACACAAGATACCCATACCTATATGATGTAGAAACTGGCATGGATGCAGATCAAGAAACACAGACTATCGTAACAAACGAAAATGCAAAAGAAAAGATAGAGTCCTTGCTGTTTTTGGGAACCACGGAAAACATATACAGAGGATATGTACAGATAGTAGATATTATAAATAATGGTTTTGGGGTCAGCCTTAACAAACTTCAGAGGTCTGGAGTGTATAACGGGATAAACGAAACAAAAGATATACTTAAGACATTGAGCAAGGCAGAGAAAGACTATATTTTAGATAAAAATAGTATAGACAATTACTATTGGGAAAAGGCTTTGTAGCAACATAGGTCATTATACACAGTGATGGCTGTGTGCCACCCCTATTTTATGCAATAAAATGGTATAATCATCCTATCAGACATCCAGTCTGCAAGGGGGAAGGGCAATAAAACAATTACTAAGAATAGCGACAGCCACACTGTTAGCCTTTGGTTGGCTTCTAATAGCCCCTACAGAGGCTCATTCTGACGATCCTATAACAATAGGTGCCCAAAGGATAGAAGCCCTTAACGAAAAGGTCTCAGACCTTAATGACAGTGCTGAGTTTGTCTCCCTTATTGGTGTGGCACAGGATAGGTATGAGGCTGCCGTAACTGCCAGGGACAACAAAATCTCAGCAGAAGAAGCATACGATGAAGCAGTAGAGACAGAAGCCAATGCCCTATCTACCCTTGATGAAAAAATATTAAATGTATCTACAGCCCAGTCAGCAGTAGATGGACAAACAGCCACAGTAGAAATAGCCCTTAATGAAAAGAACGCTGCTCAAGAAGCACTTAGTATAGCCAACATTAATCTTCAAACCGCACAGTCCAATATGCAGTCTGCTGGAGGACAAGGTTTGGCATATACTGTTTATCACCTGGCAAGAGTATTTCCTGGTATAGCAGTACCAAGTGGAGTTATCTGTACTGGAACTTGGAACTCAAACTATATGAGTCTTCCAGTTTGTGGCAATAGATATGAAAACTTTATAGTTAAATTTACTGGACAGATTACAGTTCCAGATCATTGGACATCAACATATTTTGCAGGATATACAGATGATGGTTTTAGAATGTACATTGATGGACAACTTGCAGTAAACAACTGGGTAGAGCAAGGAGTAAGGTGGAGTAACTATTCACCAGTATATGATGTTACAACAGATAAGACATTTGATGTAGAAATTTGGTGGTACAACGGAGGAGGCCCAGGCTCCTATCATCTTGGCTGGGCTATTCCTGGAGGGTGGACTGGAGCAGGATGTGACTACACTGGTGGCTGGGGAGTAGGATTTAGTTGTAATCTTGGAACATTTTCATCTGGTCCAGGTGCAACCCAGTCGCAAATAGATGCTTATAATGAAGCACTTGCAACAAGGAATGCAGCGCAACAAGAATACAATAGCAGATCACTTGCATATACACAAGGGTCTGCAACATTAAGTAATTTACAGAATGATTTAGAGTTAGCACAGGATGAAAAAGATGCTGCAGAAACTGCATACGAGATTGCACAATTAAACACTGCTTTAACATTGGCAGCAAAAGATAGTGCCATTCAAAACTATAATAACGCTATTGAAGATATGAATGATGCTATTACTGCTGCTGAACAAGAGTATGAGGCTCAGTGGGATTTTGAAGAGAAGCAAAGAATTAACGCTGCTATTGCCACTGCCCTTGCAAATATGCCACAGCCAACACCTACACCAGAAGTTACAGTAGAGCCTACACCTTCGCCTTCTCCAGAGCCATCAACTGAACCAACTGAAGAGCCAACTCCAGAGCCTACAGATGATCCTACAGAGGACCCTAAGCCAGAGCCAACTGAGGAACCAACCCCAGATCCAGAAACAACAGATGAGCCAGTGGTAGACCCAACTGAAGAGCCAACTCCAGAACCTACAACAGAACCAACTCCTGAACCAGAACCAACAACTAATCCTGAAATAGAAGATGAAGAGTTGGCTGAACTTATTCCTGAAAAGGGTACAGGAACAGAAGAAGATTTGTCTAATGTTATTGCTAATCTTACAAGCAAAGATAATAAATTAGTTAAACTTTCTCCAGAACAGGTAGCAGCAGTTAGTCAGACACTTAAGTCATTAACACAAGAAGCAAAGGCTGAGGTTGCGGAAAACCTTGGTATTAAAGCATCAGAAGTTGCACAGATTGCTGAGCAGATGAAAGATAATCCAGCCCTTGCATCAGCATTTGTTGAATTCGCAGAAAGAGCAGGGGATGCAGGAGAAACACCAATGCCATTTACATTAGCAGATGCAGTAACAGAGGTTCAAACAGAAGCATTCTTAGCAGATCCACTTGGAGCATTATTCGATGTGGACCCACTAGAACTCCTATCCAATTTCTCTGAGTTGGGTATGGACATGACAGATGATCAGAGAGAAAAAGCCCAAGAAGTAATTGTCCCAGTAATCATTGTTTCACAGATTGCTAGTGCAATGATTGGGATGAGGAGGTAATATGAAAATAATCAAGAAGGTTGTAAAGGGATTCTTTACATGGCTAAAGGATGCAGGAGTGGAAGTAATCGCACAGGCCTTTACTCTCCTAGGCTTCTTCATCGCATGGCTAACTTTGACGGGATCAGCAAGAGACATTGTTGGCATTGCAGTACTTGCAACCACAGTCGTATGGCTAATTACAATCCCACTAAGAAAGGAGGACTAAAATGGCGACAAGAAAAAAGGTAGTAGAGGCCCCTAAGAAGGAGCACCCACAAAAGGCTTTGACAAATGTTTTGATGCGTATCGTAGCAGTATTCGCTGCTTCTGGTCTATCAGTACTTGGTGCTGGAGCAGTAGTAGGCATTGATACAGTCCAGGCAGTTATGCTTGCAGGCTTGCTAGGCGTAGCAACAGTCATTGAAAGACTGGCAAGGGCTTTTTTGGACGATGGAAAACTCACATTGGCAGAGATCAATGATGCGTTTAAGACTGTAGATAAAAAGGCTAATTAGTCATTATTGGCCTTAGTTGACAGCCCTCTCTGGCTGATGGTATACTTGATTATATCTATCTGGAGAGGGCTTTGTCATGACCTGTATTGCTGTAGTAAGACATGAAGATAAAATCTACATGGCTGGAGATCGTGGTGCCTCTGATGATGGAACAATTTTAGCACTTGATGCACCAAAAGTTTGGAAGATTGGTCCATATCTTATTGGTTATGCTGGGGCAATGGACGGAGAAAGAATCCGTTACAACTTTAAGCCAACACCACCTAACATTAAAGACACAGACAAGTTTATGCAGACTAGGTTTGTTAAAGAACTTCGTGAATTCTATAACGAGTTCTGGGTAGATACTTCAAAAGATGGAGACCTAGGTTTGATCATCGCAGTCCGTGGAGAAATTTATGAGCACAGTTCTGCAGACATGTCTTTATCTAAGTACACACTTCCATATCTCGCTATGGGTTCAGGTGCAGAGTATGCTTATGGAGTTTTATATGCAACAGACAAGCAGAAAAATGCAAGGAATAGAGTAGTTCAAGCAGTAAATGCAGCAATTAAATTCAGCCCTTCATGCATGGGCCCAGTTGACATAGTTAGTCTTTAAGGGTATACTTATTATATGAATCACTCACACGAAGATTTATCACCAGAAGAGCAAGAGTTTGGTATCTGGCTTGAAAACGGGATTGAAAGAGGCTGGGTAACACCACCTTACTGCAATACCCATGATGGTGGATACGAATACATGGGTGAAGAAGAATTAGAGGAATGGGAAGCAGGTGGCGACCCATGCCAACATGTCGTCAGATTGATGATATCGTAACAACGAAAAGGAATAAAATGAAGAAGACACTACTAGCAGTACTATCAGCACTACTTGTAATTACCACAGTTCAGCCTTCTCAGGCAAATGATCAAAAGGTTTTAGCAATTATTGATACCGCTATTAACTCAAAAAACTTTAACTCAATTATTCATGAGGTTTGCTTTACAACCGTAAAGTCTCCAATTGCAACTCAAAACATGTCGTGCCCAAATGGAGAATTGTTTATGGAGGGTCCAGGAGCAGCATCTGCACCGTGGCCTGCATCAATTAATAATGGTACATACCATGGAGACACAATGGTAAAGGCAGCACTTGTAAACAATCCAAACATTAAGATTGTTTTTATTAGAGTTTATAATGTTTCTTCTGTAGGAAATTCACTAACACCATCAGATGGATCAACAATTATCAGTGCTTTGGACTGGATAAACAAAAACGCTTCAAAGTATAGTATCGATGCAGTTTCGATCAGCCTGTCTGGAATCAATACTGATCTTAGAACAAGAGTAAAGTCACTACATACAGGATGCACCAACCCAGCAATATTGAATCCCATTGTAAGTCAGGTTGCAGGACTAAACGCAAAAAATGTTCCTACATTTGTTGCTACTGGTAATGATGGAGAAAGAAACATTGTGGGATTTCCAGCATGTGTTCCAGGAGTAATTGGTGTAGGTGCACTAGGAAGTGCCACTCAACTTGAAAAAGCAACCAATACTGGTCCAGGACTTGTGATGGTTGCACCAGGAAGAGTTAGCATCACCAAGTACAATGGCTCAGCAACAGATACCGCTGGAACCTCTGTAGCGACTGCAGTCTCTGCAGCATCATATGTAAACCGCAATACATTTAAAACTTTTGGAGAGTACCTGTCTTCTCTTCCAAAGATTTTAATCGGTACTGCATCGTACATTCGTAGTTAGAAAATAGTCCTAGGCATGACTTTAAACTGCCCCAGTGCCCTATAACTCAGTTGGTAGAGTGCCGAACTGTTAATTCGGATGTCCCTGGATCGAGACCAGGTGGGGCAGCGGTGTGGTGTATAATTGTTATACCAAGGTTTTGAGACAGGAAAAAATGATAATAAAGAAAAATGGTATTTCTGGTTCTGAGTGGTGGCTAAACTCTGAGAACTTGTCATTACCAGACATACTGATCCAGTCAAGAATTCCAGAAAAATGGTCTAGGTATAACTCAAAAGATATTTTGAATATCTCTAGTGTGTTAAAACCAATAAATAACTATGTTCTTAATCTATATCCAAAACCACAAATCATGAGCATAAATAATAATATAGTTACATTTAGACAAAGAACTCATGCTGAAATTTGGGTCGAGGAAAGAGAAGATGGCACTTTGTATGCTTTAGATAAATGTCATCAAAGACAATTTTATCCATCTTCTAATAGGATAGAGAGTGAAGACTGCTTTGATCCAACATATAAATTTTATATCCCCTGGTTTATAAATAAAGATATTGAAATACAAATAAACACAGTAGAGGATGAAGATACGCCATTCTATGTCGGCCAGCAAAACTTTATTGGGAAGTCAATCCAAGAGTCTTTGACATATGCATATTCAGAATTTGTTGATTTCAAGATTAAGAATACTGGTCAATATTATCTAAATCAAAAGTATGCTATTATTAGTAAGAACACTGCTATGTATGATATGTCTGCTTTACTAAGCGACGCAGAAATAGCACAACTAAAGGATTACTATGGACAACAGTGAGTTAGAACTAACATTCATTCCACACCACAAGAATGACCATCTTTTATCTCCAGAGCCATCCTACAAAAAAATACCTCAGTGGTATAGAGACCTAGCAAAACATTTTACTAGTAATGATTTAAAGTCGTTATGTCCAGTAAATGATAGGGGTGGAGATGGATCTAATGTTTCAACAAAATTATGTTTACCGTTTCAAGATGCCATGTCTCTTGGCTACATGTATTTATTAGAAGATGACTTAGAGGTGAAACTTAGTCTGTCTGGAAAGCCATCTTTGTCTTGGAAAAAAGACTTTACTATGATGGACCAAAGGCCAAATGTTGATATGGCAATTCCAAAGGATGTTCATCCCATACAGTTTGGCGTTAAGATGCAGTGGTATTATGAAACGCCAAAGGACTATTCTTTATTAATGACAATGCCAATAAATAGACCAGACTTGCCATTTTGGGTTCCATCTGGTATAGTTGACTCTGACATATGGGGACTTCCTGCCTTTATACCATTCTTTATAAAGAGAGATTTTGAAGGTGTCATTCCGATTGGAACTCCAATATGTCAGATGATTCCAATCAAAAGGGAGCCATGGAACTTGGTAGTAGATGATTCTTTTGATGCAATAGAAAAGCATCAACTAAGAGCAGAGAACAGGCGGTCTGACATAACTGCACACTATAGAAAATTTGCATGGAGAAAAAAAGAATATGCAAAGTATAATAAAGAACAAACAAAAAATAAAGGAGATAACTAATGCTAAATACAAATGGATCTTTGTCTAATAGCAACAAAGAGCATAAGTTTTTTGAAAAATATCTAGATAACGACCTAGAGGAACTTGCTAGTTTTCTAGAAGAGAAGTATGTGCTAATCGAAAACGCCAAACTTCGTGGTGTCAACACAATGGAAAATGATCCAGGGTACTGGTTAGAGTCTGGAAGTTTGTCAACTGTAAAGTGGCGAGAGTATAATGTATTTCAACTATATCATCCTGCCCTACATAAGTTGTATTCTGAACTATCAAAGACTGTAAAGGAAGCCTGTGAATACTACGGTGTAGATTTTGAAAAGCAGCAGTACTATGTTCAGGGTTGGTTCAATATTAATAAAGTAGGAAATGGAAAGTTAAACTGGCATGACCATGGTGCACCAGGGGCTCCTAATTTTCACGGGTACTACTGCGTAAAGGCTGAACCATCAATCACCTACTACAGACTTTACGGTGATCCAAATAGAGAAGTTGCTAATCACAATATCGACAACAGAATGATTGTTTCTGAAATGGGACACCCACATGCACAAGGTGATTGGGATTGGCCTGGGTCAAGAATTACAGTTGCTTATGATATTCAGCCTCTTGAGGCCTTAATCAGAGGCGGAGACCAAACAATTCAGCAGCACTGGATTCCACTGTTGTAAAATGAAAAAAATATTAGTTTATTTTTATGGGTACAAAAGTAAGTTGCTACCTCAAGCGGTAGAGCAACTCATAAAAAATCAAAGTGGTCAAAATGATATAGAGGTTGTCGTATACGACCAAACAAATGTATCAAGACCAGAAAAGTTTTTAGGCCTAGAATACAACCATATTTATTGGGATAATCTAACATCTAGGTTTAAATACTTTAATCTTTTGAAAAAGAAAAAAGGCTTTGATTTTTTTATGTACATTGACGGTGCCAAAATGTTTGAAAAAGATTGGGATCTTGAGTTACTAAAATATCAGGATCACTCAAAGACAATCTTGTCAGGCAATCATGACATTGTATTTAATAAAGATAACTATAAATTTTACACAGACTACAACAAGGTTAAAATAACAAAAGCATTAAAGACTAATTGGTTTGTTAAAGACTTTTCTTTTATGCAGTTTGATATATTTGAAAGCCTTCCTGATATCTCAATATTTAAATATTATGGGGTTGAGGAATATGTTTCAGTGTTTGCAGCGCATGAAGAAATTTCTATAGTTGCCATTCCAACAGAATTAATTGTTGATCTTGAACCCAGGATAGAGGAGAATGATTTTATACCATTTTCTTTATATCATAACTATTCAAAAGTTATAGATTCATTTAAATTAAAGGATGACTCTATGCCTGGGGTTCAAGAACTTAGTAAACTTGTAGACTATGACTTTAGTCGTTTGGAATATTTTCCATACAACACAAATGATGTTACATATAAATTTATTTCAAATCTAGACATGGTTTCTGAAAAAAGATTTCATTCAGTACAGAAAGGAATATACTAATGATAACAAGCCCCGTGGTAATTAAAAACTTTATTACTCCTGAAGATGCACAAACACTGATAGACGAGATTAATCGTCCGTCAGAAACAAACCCATACCCAGAATATTATAAAACTAGGTACGGTGGAACAGCATACCCATACAACAAAACAGTTCTTGCAATTCAAAGAAAGTACTCTCTTCTGTCTAACGAGACACACCAAAGACTTAATCCAGAAGAAACAAAACAGATAAAAACCTTTAAGTCTTTTGGTTCGGTTTGGCTAGAGGGAAGTGCAGCAAACCCTCATGTTGATGATCAGTCACCAGAAGAGTTTATCGAGTACAGCACTGTGATATATTTGGATGATACTTTTACTGGCGGTGACCTATATTTTCCAGACCTTGGATTTACATATAAGCCAGAAAAGTATGACGGTATATTTTTTATAAGTGATGGAGAATTGTGGAGGCATGGCATATCTAAAATAGAAAGCGGTAAAAGAACAACGCTGCTTTATATGCATACAACACAAACAGAGCATCCAAAGGGGTACACAATTGTTGATCCAGATCTTAACTAATAGTCAGAGAGATAAAAAATGATAATCCTTGGAGTAAATGAGACATCTCATGACGCATCAGTCTCTTTAATAAAAGACGGAGAAATACTTTTTGCAGGGCATGCAGAAAGATATAGCAAACAAAAAAATGACTGGTATGTGAATGATAGTTTAATAAAAGATGCACTGCAGTATGGTAGACCAGACTACATTGCCTACTACGAAAAGCCCCTTCTAAAGGCCTCCAGACTGGCTTTAAGGGGTGGATCTGGCGAATGGAAGCCAAGGTTTAATATAGACGGAGTTAAAAGAAAATCTTTTGGACACCACTATTCTCATGCAGCAGCAGGATACTACACAAGTAATTTTAATGATGCCGTGATAGTTGTCCTTGATGCCATCGGAGAGTATAACACTTCTACAATTTGGGTTGGTGAAGGCGAAAAAATTAAATTAAAGTATAAGCAAAACTATCCAGTTAGTTTCGGTTTGTTCTACTCAGCATTTACACAACTTATAGGGTTAATGCCAAATCAAGAAGAGTACATTATGATGGGGATGGCTGCTTACGGAAACCCAGAAAGGTATGCCCCTAAAGTGTCTAAGTATTTTCTTAGACATGACATACAAAAATATAATTTTCACAAAGGTATTGTTGATTGGAATGAACCAATTACAGAGCAGGATAAGTTTGATATAGCAGCAGCCGTTCAGTATGTTTATGAACAAAGACTTGCAGAGTTTATGAATATGGCTAAAGATATCACAGGTAAAAAGAACTTGGTATTTATGGGTGGGTGTGCACTTAATTCATCTGCAAATACTTTGTTGTGGAATATATTTGATATGATTTGGATCATGCCAAACCCTGGCGATGCTGGAAGTTCTTTGGGCGCAGCAGCAGCGCTATACGGAAAGCATCTTGACTGGAAGACTCCGTATCTTGGCTATGATCTTGGTGGTGAATACCCTATTCAAAAAATTGTTGACGGCATATTAAAAGACGGAATCGTAGCAGTAGCAACAGGTAGAGCAGAGTATGGTCCAAGAGCATTAGGTAACAGAAGTATTCTTGCAGACCCAAGAGACCCTTTGATTAAAGATAAGGTGAATAGAATTAAACAAAGAGAATTGTTTAGACCGTTTGCCCCAGTCGTTATGGCAGAGCATGCACATAAGTGGTTTGATATGGATTTTGAAAGTCCGTACATGCAGTACACCGTAAAATGCTTGAAGCCATATGCAATACCATCGGTTGTTCATGAAGATGGAACTTCAAGAGTCCAGACTGTTACAAGAGACCAGCATCCAGGACTCTATCGTGTGCTCAACAAGTTTTATCTTCAGACTGGTGTGCCAGTCCTTCTAAACACAAGTCTCAACATAAAGGGCCAGCCACTATTGAATGATGAAGAAGATATTCTTAAGTGGGAAAAAGAATATAGTTTCGTAATATGCAGGTAAACTGGTATAATAGATATGTCTTTGAAGGAGGCAAAAATGGCAGTAAAAGGTAGTCTAGAAGCAATCATTGAGGTTGCAAAGAAAGAAGTGGGCACAATTGAAGGCCCTAAAGATAATGAAACAAAGTACGGTGCATGGATCAAGGTAAACTTCCAACCATGGTGCCAGTCATTTGTTTCTTGGTGTGCATTTACAGCGGGAGTAAAATCATTCCCTAAGTCAGCATCAACAGTAGCAGCAGCAGATTGGTTCAAGAAGGCTGAGCGTTGGTCAGATGCTCGCAACGATGATCCACAGCCAGGAGACTGGATCTATTTTGATTTCCCAGAAGATGGTGTAAATCGTATTTCACATGTTGGTCTTTGCATTAAGAACAATGGCGACGGAACCATCCAAGTTATTGAAGGAAATACTTCAGGAACTGCTAAGGGAGATCAGCGCAATGGAGGAATGTGCGTTGAGAAAACTCGTGGTTATGTAAAGAATAATAAGAAGAAGTTAGTTAATGCTGTAGTTGGTTGGGGCCGTCCAGTTTATGCTGGTGAAGAAAATGCTCCACTACTGAACAAGGTTGCAGCATCTGCACCTGCAACACCTGCACCAAAGAAAGCAGCGAAGCCTGCTGCAAAGAAGCCATCTGGCGGAGGAAAAGGTAAGGTAGCGTAAATGGAGTCTAGAAGAAAGTCATTACTAAAAACTTTAAGTTGGCCACTTGTACATTTTACTTTTGTTGCTGGAATAATTTATTTCGTACTTAAGTATTTTACTGGAGAGGCAGAGTGGGAATATGTTGGTCTATATGGACTGATGTACCTTTCTTTAGAAATGACTTTCTTCTATCTTCATGAAAGAGTCTGGGCAAGGTTTGGGAAGAAGGTAAAGTAATGCGTATTAAAATTATTAGATTTGTTGTAAAGGCTTTAGGTTATGAATGGTCTGGAGATGAACTAAAACTACCAGTTTGGTATGTAAAAGAAAAGAAAAAGAAGTAATGGCTGTTTATGAATATAATTGCAACAATTGCAAAGATAATTTTATTAAGCAAAGGCCAATTGGTTCTGAGGATCCAGGCTATAAGTGTGAGGTTTGCAATACCGACTTAACTCGTGTTTACTCCAATGTGAGTGCGGTTTTTAATGGTAGCGGATTCTATAGCACAGACAATAGGAAAAGATGATATCGAGAATTCCAGAAGATCAGGTGTGTCAAGCATTTGATCCTATGATGTTTTTGCCAGAGAAAACGCTAAACATAATTGGTGTAACTCAAAACGCAAACCCATCTTGTGTAGCGCCTGCATTTGTCTATATAGAGGGAACTCATGGAAACAAGTTCTTGTGTGATTACCACTATTATTATGAAATGAATATGACAAGAACAAGGGGAGACAGCAGTATAGGAAGCCCTTGGGAATCTATTCAAACATTTATTATTGATGAAAGAGAAAGGGTAAAGGAAACATTTGCGAAAGATGTGAATACTACAATCACTTTAGGTCACAAATGTTCTATATTTAGCACCCACAAGCCAAGTCTGGTATGTACTGCTGATGCTTTTGTCCATGTAAAGCCAAAGAAAAAGGTTGATGGAAAAATTAACTTTACTTATACTAGGACTCTTAATGAAAACGATGGAGCCTTTTACTGTAATTTTCATTTTAGAAAAAATTACTACAGATACTATAGTAACGGGGTTGTCTACGAAGATGTTCATGAAATCATAGACGAAAGATCTAGAATGACACAAACCATTGCTCAGGAATCTTCAAGTCTAGAGTGCGTATAATTCAGCCTTGACATTGGCGCTATACTAATGTATAATTAAAGATATAATAACAACTAATCTAATAGAAGAAAGATAGAGTATACTATGAAGACTATGACTGAAACACCTGTACAGACAAAAGAATGGGTACTAAAGGCTACAGATAGGTGCGACTCATGTGGTGCCGAAGCATTGGTCCAAGTCACTGGATTAAATGGAGATCTTCTTTTTTGTGGACACCACTATAATAAGATTATGAATGACCCATCAGGGTACAAAAAGATGATGTCGTTTATGATCACGGTCATAGATGAAAGAGATAAGTTAATCGAAAACAAAGCAAAGGAAGCGCCACACGCATGATTATTCAAATTATTGGATTGCCTGGTTCTGGCAAAACAGAACTAGCAAAAGCATTGAAGGAGCGAATTAACGCTATTCACCTTAATGCAGATGAGGTTCGTGCAACAGTTAATTCAGACTTAGGATTTAGCCCAGAGGATAGGATTGAGCAGGCTCGTCGTATGGGTGAGATGGCTCGTCTTATTGCTAAGCAAGGTGTTGCTCCAGTAGTCGTTGACTTTGTATGCCCTACAGATTTAACTCGTGCAGCATTTGGCAAGCCAGACATTCTTGTATTTATGGATACACTTGCTGAGGGTCGCTTTGAAGATACAAACAAGATGTTTGAGAGACCAACAGAGTTTGATGTATCTTTTATTAGCCACAACTTAGATGCAGAAACAAAGGCATCTCACATAATTCAAAAGTTTAATTTACATGATTGGTCTGCACCTACAACACTTATGTTAGGTAGGTATCAACCATGGCACGAAGGTCACCACGCCCTTTATAAAGAAGCGGGGAAGAGAACTGACCAAGTACTACTTGGAGTTCGTAATACATACAATACAAGCGAAAAAGATCCATTAAAGTTTGATCAAGTTAAAGAGTATATTGCCAAAGATGAATTCATGGATGGCGCATTAGTATTAAGATTACCTAACATTACTAACATTGTATATGGTCGTGATGTAGGCTATAAGATTGAGCAAGTAGATTTGGGGGCAGAGATTCATGCTATTAGCGCTACTGAAAAACGCAAGCAGTTGGGTATATAGTCTTTTCTTTGACAACAAGATTGCAGATGCAGAAGAAAGACTGTACTCTGACTGGTTTAAAGAAGAGGTAGATGATGAGCGTCTCTAAGAAAAGATCATTTGCCAAGTCATTAACTTGGAGAGTTGTTGCATTAGTTACTACCTTTGTAACTCTTTATGCCCTAAGCAAAGATATCAATATGGCTACACTTGCCACAATAATAACCAATGCTGTCAACTTTGTAGCATACTATTACCATGAAAGAATTTGGAATGCTGTTGGGTGGGGCAAGGAATGACAGTAACCAAAGCAAGATCATTTGCCAAGGCATTAAGTTATCGCATATGGGGAACGCTTTCCTCTGTTGCTGTTGCCTATGTTGTTACAAGAAATGCTGGTCTTTCTGTAACGATTGCCTTTTGGGAAACGGTAGTTAAAATATTTATCTACTACGCACATGAGCGTGGTTGGAACTACATACAATGGGGGAGAAAGTAGTGTATACATACTATGTAAGAAAAGTGGAGAATGTTGTAGATGGAGATACCATCGATGTTCTTATTGATTTAGGGTTTGATATCCTATTTGCATCTCGTGTAAGACTAGCGGGTATTGATACCCCTGAGTCTCGCACAAAGGACCTTAAGGAAAAGGCTCTTGGTCTTGAATCTAAGGAGTACCTAAAGAAGGCTCTAAAGGATGCCAAGTCTGTTGTTATTAAGACAGAAAAGATGGACTCGTCTGAGAAGTATGGTCGTATTTTAGGATGGATCTATGTTAATGGAGATACAGTTTCCCTAAATGACATGATGATCAACGATGGTTATGCATGGGGATATCTTGGCGACACTAAGGTTAAAGATTTTGATGCACTTGCTAAGGCTAGAAAGAAGTCTGGCAAGTGAGTCATGTACTTTACTTTACTGCTGAGTGGTGCAATCCATGTCAGAGAACTAAGCCTATTGCTGAAGAACTTCATGGTGAAGGCATTATAAACTTTGAATTTGTAGATGCTGACTCTAATATTGATATGATCAAGAAGTTTGAGATTAGGGCTGTGCCAACATACATCTTGATTGAAGATGGTCAAGAGGTTAAGCGCATGAACGGTGCAAAAACTCGTCAAGACTTTTTAGAATTCGTTTCTAAGGAAGAAATTCAAAATGGATGAGTTTGACATTGTTGATAACTTAATTTTAAATGGTGGGTTAGAGTTTGCAGGTAAAGATTCTGAAACTGGAGAACCATTGTACAGGCCTACAGAAAGGCTTAAGGAGATTGACTCCAGACTTAGCCAAGAAATATCTATATATTTTTCAGAGGTAACTTTAAAACTTTGGGAAAAAGGATTTCTTGATATGGACATAACACAGGAAGATCCAGTTGTTAAACTGGGGCCAAAGTCTTTTGATATTGACTCAATAAAGTCTTTACCAAAGGATGAGAGGGTGGTTGTTGAAGAAATAATCAAGACTCTTTTTAACAAAAACTGATATACTGGACATCTAGGAGTATTTATGAATAACTTTTATGGTGCTATTGCGACAACAATAACTATCCTATTGCTTGTTTATATATACATACTGAGAAACAGTATAAAAAATAATAGGCCACCTATTATTAGCCAGTCTATGCTACAGCATAGGTATAGCAAAAGAAAAAATAATTCAAGAAAGATAAAGGTCAGAAGCCAGTCAAGAATACATCACAACAAAACAAACATAAAGGTTATTATTTTTGACAACGATGCGTATTGGATCAAGGATAATATTTTTTATAAAGCACCACTGGTTAATGAACTTATCGATAAAGAAGCAGCAGAACAAGTTGACACAATGGGTATGGATAAGGTACAATTAGATAAGATGTTATTCATAATGGATAAACTAAGAGAAGGGATTAACGATGATAGTAGGGGTTCAGGGAACCAGTAGTTTTGATAACTACCAGGTTTTCCTTAGATCTATGGCTGTTGCCCTATCTGAGTTGCCAGAAACCGATAAAGATTTTCACATATACTCTGCAGGGCCAAACAATATAAACATGATGGCTATGGAGTTTTCAAACCTTTCAGAAAAAGGTATGAAGTCAAGAGGAAAAAATATTAAGTTCTTTAAGGTTGCTCCTAGTTGGCTAGAAGAAAACTTATCTGAAATAGATCATTTTGCTTTTTTGTCTAATCCAAAAGAGCCAGTATCAAAAATTGTTCACATGTCAAAACTAAATAATATGAACACAAATGTTTATAATTTTTAACTAAGTTATACATACAATCTGTGCTTTGCACATCAACAGAACGGAAAAGTTATGAAATTAATTAATTCTTTAGAAACTATGGAATCAATAGTGAACAAGAAT